CGTGCATGAGATTCCCATTACACAAGTGTGGATCGCATGAGTGGTGATCCGCACAAGTAGCCGAGAGAAAAATCATCGCCAATCGCTCGCCACACATCTACATAGCCGGCAGCAGCTCTGTTCGCAGCTCGAAAGAGCAGCATGATGGGTGGAAAGTCTCCCTTCAAGCAGTTGTCAACAGTGGGAGCTTGACTGATCTCGAGTGGAATAGTGTGGAATCTGTTGTAGAATGGTATCGATATTTCCGTAGCACCTTCCAAGTTCTGGTCGCTGTAGTGTGCAATCGACGTGCCAGAGTATGGAAACGCGGTACCAAGTGGACCAGTGACGACCTTGACTGGACCGTCAGTGGCTGTGTATTGGCCCAAAATTCCTCCGAAGTACGAACCATTAGGGTCCGTCAGTTCTTTGATCTCAAGACCCGTTGGTGCACCAACATTTCCTGAAGTGTCAAGTGTCGACCACTTGATCTTGAAGCGCATCGATCCACGTGCGAAAGCGAATGGGTAGGACCAATAGGAGTAGTCGTCGAAGAATCCGGAATATGAAGGAGTGATTGGCGAGAACTTTCCAAACGGAAGCACTGAGTAGAAAGTAGTGTCTGTGGAAGCTCTGGGCAGAAGGTTCTCGTAGATCTTCGTGAAGCGTTTCATGAACGTACGCGCTGAGAGAATGGTTTCCCCCGTGCACATACGATCAGCCTTGAAGGATGTTGGGTCCCCTCCTTTTGCTCCGCCAATGCAAGGAGGCACTTTCCCACTCTGATAGTCGTTGCGCGTAAGTGCAATGGGACCCGTGGGCGAATCACCCGCTTGAGCGACCCACTCAACACTTTGCGCTCGGTAGGTGTCGTTGTTGGGATGCTTCTCAGATTGAACAGTGGTAACAGATGTCGAGGGCAAATATAGCGGTGAGCGAGGCACTGCTCGTCTCATGTCTGGACCCGCACACACTTCAACCACGATGTCGACCAGATTCGAGACTGTGTCTGGTGCCACAAGCGGATTCAACACTTGCAAGAACAAAGTTCCAGTCACACTCGACTCGTCCGGATAGATGCCAGATTGAGGAAAGTTCGACTCAAAATCTGCGTACATCCAATCAGCTGTTGAAATGTACGGCACATTGAGATGTATGACGTTGCTCTCTTGGATGTCCAAGATGGACGAGTAACATTTTCCAACATCCACGCCTGCAAGCGTTGTACCACGATAGCCAGGAACGAAAGTGAATCGCAGTCGGCCCTTGTGATACTTTGTTGCAGGAACTGTGAAAATATAGTTAATAGATCCTCGCCACATCGAGAAACAATTCTGAACATACGCCATCATCGGCAGTGCAACTTCCTCCATGTTGTGTCGATACAACAGACAAGGAGTCACTGGAATGGACAGCAAGGAATCATCAGCTATGTGAGCAGTAGACCAAGTCACGGTGTTCACAACGGCGGGAGTAGAAGCCATCACCGAAAATGACATCTCGTCCAGTTCAGTTCCAAACACGCTCGGATCTTGATCAAGCGAGTTTCCTGCACACATTGCGAGCATTGTGCTGTTGTCTTGCCCGTTTGCATTGGGCATACCTCTTGCTGCGATTGGTTTCACGTACGTCGTGTCACCAAGGTTGGTGGATTTAGACCACCCAAAGAGCGCACTAACTCCTCCAAGTGCCCCAGAGACCATTGCCACTGGAGCAGCCACTGGAGCAAGCGTGGGAATCAACGCAAGAGCTCCA